TCAGCGCCATCAGTTCCTGCTCATGCAACTTATACTCAGAGTCCCCATGAGGATTAGCACGAAGATATGACTTGATAGCGTCAGCATTAAAGTCAGGTCGTTTAGCCAGTTCAAATACTTTGTTCCTGACCATCGAATGGCGTTCAAAGATGCCACGCATATCAGACGGAGTTCGTGCTGACATATCAGGATAAATGTCCCACACAGGTACAAACTCACAGTAAGGAGTGAGTTTAGGTAGTTCTACAGTCACCCACTGATCCCCATTGGGTAACCAACGTTTAGACTTAACCTGTTTAACAAGTGGACCCTTTAGAATTCCAGTACCATACAGACTGCCAGATAAGATAGTACTACGGATGATGTCTCTATATTTAAGTTCAGAGAGTTGATCACCCATCTCCTTCTCCATGTTCTCACATCGTTTATCAGCTTCTTTATTGATCTCCTTCTTAATCATGTCCTCAGTAGGATCAACACCAGTTTGATTTTTATATTGTGCCTTAATGCTCTCTAAGACCATAGGATTCAATTCAGGAATAGGTGATTTTTGAATGCCCCAGTTCTTTTCCTTATTAGCTGGAAATAATAGATCTGTCTGACGTGCTGATACAGTCTTAACCTTTGTACGTGTGATGCTCAGGTATGCCTTAGAACGTTTCTTGTGTAGGCGTTCAAGGATCTCAGGATCATACTCACCACGAAACTGTCGAAGATCTTTGAGCCATCTGCCCTCAGTCTCACGTCTATCCCTCTCATATTCATTAAACAGTTTAAGAAGAGAATCACCAAGTGGAGTTATCCAATCGATATAAGAATCGACATCCTTATGATTCTGTTTATAGTTATCTTGCCAAGTTGCATCAACAAAATACCTGTTAAAGGAATCTTCTTCTTGTTCTGCTTGTTGTACTGGATTAATGTCTGCCATTTAGTTTCCTCACTCTAATAACCTGCGGTACTATCTCCAGGTCGATGATTAGACTTTGTATACTTTGTCAATGATTTGCGCCTTACTGATCTACCCTCTGATAGTTCCATTGCACCATATTGAAGTGCGTCATGAATATGACTGTATATATTCTTTCCTGGCTTATCCTTAAATAACTCTGAACCTGCAGTGGCTCTAACATTTGCTACCGCAATTCGTTTCTTGTCATAGGCATATCCACTGATAAAACCCTTACGGGTGAATTGGCAATTAGGACCAATACTAAAACCATTCAACTTTCGTAGAAAGTAGACAACTGCTTCACGTCTCTTCAGATCGTTGTTTGATAGTGCCAGCCTATAAGGTAATCCAGAGCCTACCGGAGGACTTCCCCCGATGATCTCTGCTGCACTTTTAAGGTCGTTCTGTGAGCGCTGTACGGCTGCTGGATCAACGATCAGTGTAAAGGAATGCTTAGGGTACGTATTGAAGATATGAGGCTTTAAATAGTCCTCACAGAACTTATGTATTGAACAATCCTCTGTTACGATCTCATCAAATACTATTAGTTGACCTGTTGGAGTTAGCTGCATAAATGAAGCAGCTGGAGTTAGTCCCAAGTCCATGCCCACGATAATTGGGACACCATCTAAAGGTTTAAAAAGCTGCTCATCAAAATGAACACCATCAAGGTATTCTGGAAAAACAGGTTTACCTGCCCTAACTTCACCGTAATTATTCAGGATCATAACGTTGACCCAGTCAGGATCTGCACCATGAACCTGATCAGCGTAGTAGTCCTCAGATAAATGTTGAACCCACCACTGGTGTCTCTCAGGAAACCAGATTGCTTTTGCAGTAGGTGGCGCATCAATAGTGCCAGCTACATAATGCCCAAGATTATCTGCCTCAGGATTGATCTTGTAGTAGTTGTTAGCTGCATCAATGATATTACCATCCCCAGATAGTGCCATGATCAATGCTGGTGGTTGATGATAAAAACTATGTTTAGCTGGTTGAACTTCCTCAGCGAGATTATACAGCCAGTGATCTGTCGGAACAGAGTTGTAATCACAGATTATGAATGGATCTACTGCTCCACCATCCATCTCAGCTGGGTACCGATCAATACGTGACTTTAGCATCTGGTGGACACCACGTGGAATCTCAGCTGCCTCATTAATATGGCATCCAGTTAACTCAAGTGACTGCAGTTTATTAACGTCCTCATCACGATCCAGAGCCAGGAAAACTAATTCTATATGCACCTGTGTCACACCATCTGGATGATCTAAGAACATCTCACCACGGATAGGTGTATCGTAAATAATCTTGACAATATTCTTAAACCAGATCTGCCAAGACTTAATTACCGTAGACTTTAGTGCTGGGTATGAGGCACGTATAACACCGTACCTGGAATGTCTAATACCGTCACGATCAGGATTCTGCTTGAATGAATTTAGAATAAGATGCCAAATACAGCCAGATGACTTACCTGAGCCAACTGGTCCACGACAAAAGAGATACTTGTTAGTATCAAAATGCAATGCTGCAAATGTATTATTGCTTGTATAATCTAAATTCAATTAGCCACGCACCTTTACAAAATGGTAGTAGAACGCCTTTGTACCACCAGAGGTTAGTGTCACAACAAATACCAAGGTAGCCTTATCACCTGAATAAGTATTATCTGTTGGATAAGCGAACTTCAGCCTGATGGTACTATCTCCGACAACAGCATCGTACGCATCGTCAATAAAGGTATAGTCAGTCCCGTGTAGTGCTGTCTCGTCATCCAGATCATCACCACGATTAACCTTGCCATCATATGCCTTAATTGTTACAGATGATAGTGTGTCTCCGTAAGGTATGATACCATCGTTAGCGGTAGCTGAGGTAGCGATAGGGAACGTAAATACATACGGACCCCACAGGTCTGTGTCCTGGTCAATCTCAATTATCTTTGTTGGAAAATCTGGCATTATACACTCCTGTATACATCAAGATAAAAAAATATTAAGTCAGTGTGAGAATACCGGACGCATTAAATTGCACAGTAAAGGTACCAGCGGTTACTGTCTGAGCACCACCAAAGTCGATCTGACATACCAGAGGGTTCAAGGGGTCGGATGGTGTGTCATCATAGATTACGGCATAATAGGCACTAAACGTTGAGGCAGTCCAGGCAACATCCGTGGCATCAAACGTAAGGACATCCCCAGCCCTAACCCAGGTAGTAGACATTGCTTCACCATTCGCAGTGTACCCAGTTCCACTAACATTCGTAATCTCATTTGCAATAACATCGGATAGCAATGTGTGTGCGGCATTAAACGAATGACTGTTATCAAGGAGAATAATATTAAACGTATCCCCATCCATATCTATGCTGCCATCAGCCATGTACTCTTTAAAACTTGGGTATATATCATCTGCCATTGTCGTATAATCTCCTTATTGTTTACTACATTATTTGAAAGCTGTATGACCATAGTCTATATGTTTAACAGCAGTAAAGATGAACGGTATTGGATAGGCATTAAATGTCTTAAGTACAATACCACTATCCACGGTAGTATTTGGCTGAACAAGTACCAATGTCTGAACTGCTGGTGAAAATCCTATAACAGGAGTTGGAGATGGTAGTGCCAGTACCAGTGTCTGTGTATCACAAGAAAAGGTGACGAAGGCAGCAATGGTAGAAGCCAGTTGTGCTAACACTAACGCCTGAGCATCGGCTAATTGAAAACTGATTGAAACACTTGGAGCATATTGTGCAAGTACTAATGATTGTGAATCTACAGAAATAGTAACTAAGACAGTATCAGTCGGTTGAGCAAGTACCAATGCCTGTGATGCTGGTGTTGCTGTCACTGCAACGCCTATAGTAGGCTGCGCCAGAACTAATGCTTGTGCGCCAACAGACAGTGAAATCGATATGGTAGTGCCAGGTTGAACCAGAACCAGTGTCTGAGCGCCAGGTGTCACAGTTACATCAACTGATGAACCAAAGGTTACTTTTTCAGCACCAAACTTTAAATGGAGATAGAAATGATGGAGTTAGAGATTCTAAAAGAACTGGTAAAGATCGGTGGAGGGTTTGGTGGTGGCACTAACACTATCACGATTACACAATAATACAGGGATCAATAAATGGGACAAGAATTAGAATTTGGATCTGATACATTAACATTTGG